GGAATATTGTAGAGTGCTCCACGGTATTGTAGAATAATTCCACAGTTTTAAGTAAGCGTAATTGACTTCCATTCGCTCCAAGTAGAACCATTATAGAATGAACGCACGAAAATTCTTATACCTCCGTTTCCTCCCATTGTACTCATGATTTGAGTCATCCAAGAAGGAGAATAACCGGTTGTCACTATGAAACTATATCCATTTGGAAGTGGCCCATTAACAAGCTTATAACATACGACTTTCGAATTATACGGTAAACTATTACAGTCAACCTCTTCGCTTGCTGAATACATCTTCGTATAAGCTGGAATGAGGTTGAAAAAGTCACCCTTCTTAATTTTCCCCTGGCTATTTCCTTTTTCTACATACACATAATCCGCATCAGTGACTATCTGAAATGCATTCATTGCTATATCATCACCTGCCATACTTAACACATTTAAGGGGCAAGAAGCATGCTTGGAAATAACGGTGTCAATTTATTCTATATAAACAATAAGCAAAATAAACATTTAGGTAACTGAAATAAAACATGCATTTATGTTATGTGCAATTGCTGCTCCATTGTATATATACAGATTTCCATTACTTTCTTTTCTATATATACATATTTTACCCTCTACTTTGCCGCCAAAGTTTCCGTTTGGTAATTCGGACAGAACATTAGCACTTAAATCACTGTTTATGACTGCCATTCCTATAGAATGGCTATGGCTGCTAACTCTTATTGTTACTATACCGCCATTTTTAAAGTTGATTTCCTTTTCTTCTCCAGCATCAAATCTTTGATTCACTCTGACAAATCCATAATTAGCAAACAGATTATTAAGAGCAATCAGCACGCTGTCATTGCCTCTCAGCCCTCTCACATAGTCTACGCCACTGACCGAAGTCATCTCATTTTCTTTAATATCTTCTGCCATATTCTTACATTTAAGGGGCATCCGCTTTAAAAACATGATACCCTAATTTAACATTTAAATAATTAACTCGTTTTTGTTTAAATAAATTCCCGAATTAACGGCATCGGGAAAGCCGAAAAAGAACAAGTTCCCTTGTTATAGAACAGTGTCGCCGGAAGATTCCTCGACCACTTCCACAAAACCACCGGACACCAGGTCGGCAAGGTCAAAAGACATTCCCATACCGCTGTCACGGATGCACAAGTAAAGCACATCCTTGTCCGTGTAATACTTGCCGTTAAATAGCTCCATTCCCTGCTTCCAGGCTATCGGTTCCTCCTTCGTGCCGGACGCTTCAATCTGGACAACCTTGTAGAGGGATTCCGTACCCACACCCGGCACCCACTGGCTGGCAAATTCATGCTCTTGAATTACCTCATACAAAGTGTCTTCGTAGGAGAACATGAATCCGATTGGCTCAGTCTTGCCAATCAATTCATCCCACTTTGGGAAATACTCCTTATGCTTAAGGCTCTCCTCAACTGTCAAGCCTGCGGTGTTGATGTTCTCCTTAATAATCTCATGCAGCGTGTCCACCTTGTCCAGATACTCATCCGACAAGTCGGACGGGTCCAATATCGTCCCGGCATTGAGCATACGTTCCTTCTCGGCTTCGGATACCTGGCGATATTTGGAAGCCTCCGAAGGGTCGCTGATATACGCCGTATTCCCGAACACCCTTTCATCTATGGGCACATCCTCACTCTGTGTAAGGTAGTGCCCTCCGTCTGCCTGCAAAATCATTGTTGTTCCTCCTTTCTTGTTTCATTATCATTCAAATCTTTTATATTTTTGTCTATGGACATTGACAAGGAGATGTTTCCGTAATTGTCCGCAATGAATTTAATCAGAGCTATTTCCTCGTCAGAGAACTCCGTCTCTCCATTGCTTTGGAACACCTTCATCATAAGCGCATATCCACGCGCCCTATTGAGGTTCTGCATGATTGTATCGGCAAAATCCTCCCGAATGTCCCTTGTTATGCAGTTCTGCATGGTCACATTCGTGTAAATCTCGAATCTTTCAAAATTAATCTTCTTCATAATCAATTATTTGTTTGGATATGAATTAGTTACTTGCCCGTTAACAGAGAAAACTAACCCGATAGGTCCCAATGTAAAGCTTAGTGCGTCGGTTCCAACCGTTGAATAACCATTCACGGATGTACCTGACATATCAAGTCTCCCGACCTCTTTACTTCCAGAATACCTTCTGAGCATTAATCGAGGGTAATAATTAGTAACCCCTCCGATAGATTCGGTAATGAAAGATATATTCCCTACTTCATTATTATCTTGGTTATACATCTTGATGCTGTTGGAACTTGGGTCCAGTTCAATGCGAGTGCCATTCAACGAAGTGGAAATCTTACCGACTAATTCCACATCCCCATTCTCCTTTATCTTGAATGCTCCATTGGGAGAGGAGACATTTCTGAACGTGCCGCTTGTAGCATTTATATCGCCATGAACCTCCGCATTCATGCAGATAACCTTTCCGCTCTCCAATACCCGGAACGGAGCGTTGTCCGGTGTCGCGGAACCAGCCCAGATACGCACCTTGCTCCCCGCTATGGAACCGGAAAGACCTGCTGTCACGGTACCGTCATCCTTCTTGATAAGCAGCTGGTTGCCCTGCATGAAGTCAATACTGGCGTTTTTCGCGATGACGAGGGACGTGTAGATAGGACCTACACCGCTTAACTTGGTCCATGTGGACGATGACACTCCCGGCTTGTTGCTTTCCGAGCTTGTATGGGTAGTGTTGCATTTGTAGACATCCCATCCGTCGATTGCGGCATTGTTCCTTATCATCGCAATATCCACATAACGGGTGCCGCTTGTCAGAGCTTCGTCGTTGCGGTAAGTCACGCCCACAGCCCATTCGGAATGCCGGGTGATGCAGCCTTGGATACCCTGATCTCCATCTTTCCCGTCTGTGCCATCTTTTCCGTCTGTACCATCATTACCGTCTTTCCCGTCTTCTCCCTTTGAAGCAAGCAAATCATACTCCGCGGAATTCATCTCACCGGAAAGTATGTACCCGTATGTCTTGCCACCGTCCTGGGTCTGGGTGATGCGTCTGCCGTCACTGGTCGTAACAGTCCACAGTGGAGGATTGGTCGTCTCCTTCTTGGCTATGTATGATGAGCCGCCCATGGTAACTACACCCTGCTTCGGCACGATAAGCCCGGTATGCCATCTGCCCATAGCGGTTATGCTATCCCCCTTCTCTCCGGTAACGCATATACCCGGTGTCTCGGAAGTCGTGTTGTCCGTATAGGTGATGATGCTTTTCGTCCATATGTATTTGCCGTTCTCCCACGTAGGACGGGTAGTGCTCCAGCTTCCTCCTGTGAGGGTTGTGGCAGACGTTGACATGTAGTAGTATTCCGTTATGGTCTTGACGCCCTTTCCGGTAGCGCCTGCCCCACCGGTTATACATACCGGAGAAGTCTCCTCCACGGAATCGTCCGAATACGTGGTGACGGTCTTGCTCCATATATACTTGCCGTTCTCCCATGCCGGGGCATCTGTCTGCCAGCCGGTTGTCGGAGCGGTGGTATTGCTTGTGGATATTGCATAAAGCACATCCACATACTTTACTCCCTTGCCGTCAAACCCGTATTTGGCCCAGAGGGCAGGAGTGCTGAAATTACCCCATACACCGTTCTTCTTCTCCCTCTCGCTCACCCATTCAAAAGGCAGGGATTCGGAAACGCCAATGGGGTCATCATGCCAGCCGGAAGGGATATAATCATCCGTCTGTGAGGTCGCCGGAGTGGAAGGGCGGTTTTCCTCCGTGGTATGGATAAACACTCTTTCGTAATCGGTACCGTCGCTTCCGTCCTTTCCGCTCTGGACAAGCAGGTCGTATTCCTCCGTATTTGATTCACCGGACAGAATATAACCGTAAGTCCTTCCTCCGTCCTGCGTCTGGGTAATGCGCCTGCCGTCATTTGTCGTAGTGGTCCATAACGGTGGATTGGCGGTCTCCTTCTTCGCGCAGAAGGTGCTTCCTCCCATAGTGACGATTCCCAGTTTGGGCACGATAAGCCCAGTATACCATCTGCCCATAGCGGTTATGCTATCCCCCTTCTCTCCGGTAACGCATATACCCGGTGTCTCGGAAGTCGTGTTGTCCGTATAGGTGATGATGCTTTTCGTCCATATGTATTTGCCGTTCTCCCACGTAGGACGGGTAGTGCTCCAGCTTCCTCCTGTGAGGGTTGTGGCAGACGTTGACATGTAGTAGTATTCCGTTATGGTCTTGACGCCCTTTCCGGTAGCGCCTGCCCCACCGGTTATACATACCGGAGAAGTCTCCTCCACGGAATCGTCCGAATACGTGGTGACGGTCTTGCTCCATATATACTTGCCGTTCTCCCATGCCGGGGCATCTGTCTGCCAGCCGGTTGTCGGAGCGGTGGTATTGCTTGTGGATATTGCATAAAGCACATCCACATACTTTACTCCCTTGCCGTCAAACCCGTATTTGGCCCAGAGGGCAGGAGTGCTGAAATTACCCCATACACCGTTCTTCTTCTCCCTCTCGCTCACCCATTCAAAAGGCAGGGATTCGGAAACGCCAATGGGGTCATCATGCCAGCCGGAAGGGATATAATCATCCGTCTGTGAGGTCGCCGGAGTGGAAGGGCGGTTTTCCTCCGTGGTATGGATAAACACTCTTTCGTAATCGGTACCGTCGCTTCCGTCCTTTCCGCTCTGGACAAGCAGGTCGTATTCCTCCGTATTTGATTCACCGGACAGAATATAACCGTAAGTCCTTCCTCCGTCCTGCGTCTGGGTAATGCGCCTGCCGTCATTTGTCGTAGTGGTCCATAACGGTGGATTGGCGGTCTCCTTCTTCGCGCAGAAGGTGCTTCCTCCCATAGTGACGATTCCCAGTTTGGGCACGATAAGCCCAGTATACCATCTGCCGAGTGAAGACACGCTCTGTCCGTCCTTGCCGTCCGTAACAAGAGGTATCGTCTCCACATCGACCTCCTTCCCGTCCACGTAGAATATGAACTTGATGCTCTTCTGGAAGCTTGATACCGGTACTCCGGCATTGTTCCCGATTGAGACTTCGGCTCCACCGTCAAGGGAGTATTTAAGTTCGCCCGTCCCGGTCTCGGCCGTGCCTCCGGAAACCGAAGACTTCAACCGTGTACACGATACGGATGTTACATTGAGATTACCGTTGGCATCCTTTATCACGGCAGACACGCTCGGGACAAGCCGGTACAGAACGGCATCGGCACCGCCCTTGACACCTGCCATAGTAAACGTGAGCTGCCCGGTGTAGGCTTTTCCGTTATAGGTGGCTGTCAACGCGACGGGTATCGGGTTCCTGCCGTCCAGAGCCACGCCCTGCTTGACACTGAAAGTTATCTCTCCGGTGGAAACGTCGTGCGTCTCGGTGACGTTGGCAGGGAGCGTGCATGTTATGCCGGTAAGGGTCATCTTCTTGGTGCCGTAGCTCATCCATACAACTGTGCTTATCGACGTGTCCTGGTACACCTTGCCGTCATTGGTAAGGGTGACGTTGTCCATCTGGTTGGTGAGGTCTGCGAACACTGCCGATTCTCCGGGGTCACCCTTGTCGCCCTTGGAGGCAATCTTCTGCCAGTCATTGTTCGTGCCCGGCTCGGCTGACGAACCGTCCTTGTTCATGCAGGCCCATGTGCTTCCGTCATGGGTCACGCTGTCGTAGTAGTCATACTTTCTGCCGGATTCCCAAACGCCCTCATAGCTCAAGTCCTTGGCTGGGGTGCCGTTGGGCTTCAGGCGCTCTATCGTGCCGGAGATGTACACATTCTTGCCGTAGAACGAATAACCGGAGAAGTCCATGCCGCCGATGGAAAGACCGTTGAGCTTTCCTACCTGCATCTCGATGTTCGTTTCCGGGTCTATCACCCAATTGTTGACATGGGTAATACGACGGGTGTAGTATCTGTTCTCGTATGTAATGTCCTGGCGGTCCTCGTCGGTGAAGTTACCGTATGCGAAGAAGTTCATGCCCGGCATCGGATGAACGGACGTACCCACCTGAAGCTCATACTCGAACTTCATGATTCCTGCCTCGTTCTCCAGTATATTTGTCGGAGTAAAGTAGGATGTGGCGAAACCGGAATACTCTATGAAACCGTTCGCGCCAATCGTATCCTTGTCGGTGTTTCCCCCACCTATGTTGTGGAATACGCCACGGCATATGTCGCTCACATGAAGCGTACCGTATTGGCCTTCCAGAAGGTCAAGGGTGGCTATGCGGTTCTCGGTATCCACAGTCTTTATCGTTCCGTAGGCGAACGTATTGGCTTTGTCACCCGATATAACGTCTATGCAGTTGAAGGTAATCTGAGGGACAATAAGCTCCTCACGGAATACAGCCTTGTCCGTCTCGATAACAACCTTGCCGTTCTCGTCCAGATAGATGTAGCCGCCGCTTCCTCCGATAATGCCGGAAACGAAGTTCTTGCTTATCTGCAACCCCTTCTCCGCGGTCAGCTTGTCGCCAACTTCCAGCCGGAAGGGAGTGCGGTCGTTAGTATCCTTGCGGATAAATTTTCTTGCCGCTTTTGCAAACCAATCATTATTGTTATTTGCACCGCCCAATGTATTTCCTATAATATCCCCGGCTATCTCTGAAATCGTACTTCTCAATGCAGAAACATTAGCGGATAGCTTGTCTGTAAGTTCAACGGATATGTCATACAAGCAATTCTTGTCAGATTTACAGGTATATGAATTGACATACATAAAATACTCTTTGTTATTGTATTTTATGTATATGCGAGCGTTTTCATTCAATATGCCCCATAAATCAGTATTATCAGCAAGGAATATGCGTGAGAAGTTTACGGAGAACGTGAATTTCTCATCGTTGTTCTCTGACATATACTTTATCAACGCTTCTTCTATCCTCTTTTCCGCTGCAAGAACGAGCGGTTTAGGCATCTTTATGCCCGTAATCACAAACTTGTCACCGATAGAAGGCTTATAGTTGTTTGTGGCGTTAGGCATGACTACACCGAAAGAAGTATTGTCCTTCTTAACAGCTATCCAAACCTCATTTGTAGAAGTGTTTTGTTGGCTTTCTACATATTGGGATGTTTGCGAAGTAACCTTCTGTTCAAAGTCTCCTGCCGGTAAGTTCCCAGCAGAATCCACCAACACTGGATTGAAAGCCCTGCCCGGCTCATTGTCCTTATAGGTAACTCCTATCTCAAACTCGCAAGCGGCACAATTTCCTGTAGTCATGTTGATTACGGCCGTACCACCTTCCAAACCTTGCTCAAAAAGATTAAAACCGTAATCACCATTGTATATATGTAGCTTTATGTAGAAATAAGAGTGAACGTATTCATCCGTTCCATTAAATACTTTGTTTTCTTCTCCGGTTCCAAGTTCATCACTATCGTTCTTGTCAAAAGCAATGTCTGCTATCTCTCCAAACAACTTACCGGAAGCGTTTGTTACCCCTTCTATAGTCGGTTTTATATCGCTAAAATCAACCTTTATTTCCTTTACTTTCTTTGAAGAATACAGGTTCTTGAACGAATAGTAATCATTCGTACCGGGAATTTTATATTTGTTATTAAGCGCATTGTAGAATCTCTCTGCTCCCCCACTCTCTCTGTAAATGGAAGGCATCAGATTCTGACTGCGTTCGATAGTCCCAGTTTCATCATCATTTGGATAGTAGAAAGGAATGTTGTCAGAGCTACCTACACCAGTAACACGGTTTACTATCTTGTAATTTGCGTTCGTCTTTTTGATTGATACAAGCCCTTTTCTGTATTCAAAAGGCGTGGATATTACATTCTCCGTATATCCAATGTGGCATACTTTCCCTACAAAGTAATAAGGCAGTTCATATATGGTATATATGGACTGCAACGCTTCTGCAAGGTACACGTTATCAAGCGAAACAAGTTTGGAATCGGAAGTAATATCATCATCCATGACTACCGAATATCCTATACCCGATTTTGTCATTGAAGCGTTAAGCCGTCCGACAAACTCGTTTATGTCTCCCATGAACTTCACGGAAGTTGAATTGGAATGATATGTATCTGCTCCGGCAGTCACTACGTCCATGAAATACACGTTCTCCAGCACGATACGTTCTGAAACGAACTGGAGTTCATGCTTGTACATAATGCTCTTGTTGTCCTTTGAAGATGTAGGAGTTTGGTCGACATAGTATTTCTCACCTCTGAACTCCACAAACTCCTCTCCTGTCCACATTTCATCTAAGCATGAAGGATAGTTCAAGGTAGCGGTCAGCGTGGGAGTTCCTGCCATACGCTGTGCCGTATAGGTATACTCACCTAATTTTGCAGGCGTATCAGCATTTGGGAACTTTACTTTACTTCCTTGCGTGTCAAGTTTGAATATGTACAGACTTTCCTTTTCCATTTATTCTTTTACCACATCAATTTGTTCCGTAACTCCTTTATTCTTTTTTTGCTGTTTCTCCAACAGCTTTTGAGCCTCTTCCTTCTCCTTTGCTATACGTTGTTCTTCGTCAGGAACAGATTCTGTGTTCTTCTCAATAGCCGTTTTTGTGGAAAGAATGCCGGCTTGTTTCATTGAAATAAGAATGTTATTGTATTCTGTTGCGCTGAACGGTTGCCATATCTTGAACTTGCAGCTGACACGGAGCTTAGCAAATTCGGTAACAGCATTTACGTTCTCGCCTTTTTGCACCAGTTCTTTGGCCAATCCCTCCTTGAACAGACGCATCATCTTGTCTGCGAAATTCTGCCATTCGATTACGCCCTGTTGGGCATTTTTCAAGTCCAAATCACGGGTCAGCGTAATAGCCAGTCCACTAATGTCGCCACTTGACTTGACATCTTTCGGCAAAAGGAAAGTACAGGAAGTGTTTATCTGTATCTTCTCAAACAAGTCTTGCAGACTGTCAAGCATCCCTTGCGGACTTGGAGGCGCTTTGAACTCTGCACTTCCGTTACCGTCCATTGACTTGTCTTGCAAAATGATACTCCCGGCAAGTTTCTTTGTCGTTTCTGACAAATTGCCTTTGATATATAGAATGCCCCAGCCGTTCCTTTTCTGAATGACAAAGAAGATGTTGTAGATAATCTCGTAAATCTCGATAAGGCTCTGACCGTTGTTCCACGCCACATCACCGCGTTTAGTACACAATGGTATCTCGCTGAAGCCGTGCAATATAGGAAGTTCTCTTACAAAACCGTCCTCTCCTGCTTTTTCACCGTCTATCGGTGTGTGTATACGGTACATGTAGGTATCATCGTAGCTATCAATGTATTCCACACCGTCCGCATCGGCATAGTAGATACTTTCAAGCAGCCTGTCACCATTGTTGTCGTTGTGAGATATGATTACATAACCATCTTCATAACTTATCAGGCGGCATTTGATACGTCCTTTATAGTCATAGTAAAACAGAAGTCCTGCATCGCCTGTCGCAAGTTGCGAACGGACTGCCTTTGTACGCCATCCATCCATATTCCTGTCTACCCAATACTCCTTGATTGTGGAATAGTTGGCTTTATCTTTCTCGGAAGGAGTGCCACCTCTCAAAGATAGTGTACAGGGATTTCCGCACAGGTATATTACGTGGCTCGCCAGTATCTGTTCTTGGAAAGCCAATGCCGTGCGCTGGAACTTGATTTCCTTATACCCCCCATCTTCTAACTTCACGCAAATGCTCGGTAAGTTTTGGTCAAATAATACCTCATGGCTCATCGGGTCAAGCTCTTTCAGAAACTTTTCCTGCGAAACAATATTCTTTTTTACATTCGGAAGCCTTGCCGTGCGTGTTTCGGTAATGGATGCGGACTGACCGTCGGAATAGTCGTTTGTAGAGCAAGTATCACTTCCTCTGAAAAACGGCTTCTTCTGTAATAGGGCATTTACGTTCTCCAATAGATATGTTTTTTGCTCTTTCCGTGTCATTTTTCCGCATCAATTAGGTTGTAATATTTCATGCAGGCTTCCTTGCTCGGCATAGCAGAGCACTCTCTCGAAGTCCATTTACAGATGATGTCATGTTTCTGCGGAACAACAATAATTCTTCGTTGCCCCTCTTCTTCCTCAATGTTGAACTTGTCGTTCAGCTTCACACGTGCATCCAACACGACCTTGCTTGCTTTGATGAAAGTGTCTGAATCTCCATTTGCTTTCGCATCGTCAGCAATCTGTTTCATCTCCGATATTTCTTTCAGCAATGCTTCTCGGTTTTCATCTTTAGATATGGTGGTGATAGCACCGATGCCGAAAGGTTTCAATTTCTCGGCAAGCGTGGATAATACCTTGTTTGAAGGCTTTTCATCTTCTTGGTAAGCAACCTTGGCAGCAAGAGCCTTATCTACGAAAGAATCGCACATCACCAAATAGGCAACGTCTCTCACCCTTGCTTCAATTCCTTCGGTCTTAAGGGAATTGAGAATATCCTTTATGTCGTTATAGCTTATCATATCCTAATACCATAAATGTTCATCGTAAATACTTCCTTCTGTCTGTGCATGGCTCGCTTGTTTGATTTCTTCCTCGTGATTGTAATACCCTGCTTGAATCTCATTCCCATATTCGATGTTAGCGCACGGGAGCATTCTCATAGCACATGGGTCTAACAAGTCCATAGACCTTCCTTTACCCAACATTTGGTTCATCTTCTTCTTGTTCCAAAGCCGCTTCTTCCCGCTCTGCATATCATCGAACCGCACAACGGAGCATTCCTCCATAAACTCATTCTCCACCGTCACTTTGTATTTCAAGTTTTGGTGTGTGTAAGTCTGAACGGCAAGCTTGTCATCAAATGTCAAGTTGCCTTCCTCTATCATCTTGCATAATCTGATATAACACATATCCTTGACTGTCATTGCGGTAAGCTGGTAAAGTCCGAAAGGCTTATTTAGCGAGATATAAGGTACCGCATCGGGAATGTAATCATTGAAGTACCGTCCGGCAGTCGCGTCAAAAATGATATGGCTTTCTGCCGTCCCATGCTCGAATGCGAATGTCTTTACAGCCATTGCGTTCTCCCTCGGAGTAGATTTGCTGAGTATAAGAATGTCGTATGCGTGAAAACCGTCCCAAGCGAGCGCAACAAGGTTGTCTGTACCGTAGTCTGCCAAGTCCACGGTTATCCATTTGTCACCGTTCACGGCTGGGTTGTTGTTGAATACGCCTTGCGCAGAAGCGGACGATATGGGTATCTTTTCGTCTTCTTCAGGGTCAACATTGAAGTTGCCCTCAATGATAGCTTGTGCCATTTTACCGCCCGAAGCTGCAACAGAGCCTATGTAATTAGGATTATTTGCAAGCATAGCCCTATTTTCGGATAGCTTACCTTGATAGAATACGAATGACTTAATCATATTCGTATAGTCAAAATCACCTCCAATACGGGCAAGTTTCCTATCAATATCTATCTTACACTTAGCATAAACTTCTTCTTTGGAATCACCCCAAACCACATCATCAACGGTAGAGCCGTTTACATAGAAATATCTTACTTTCCCGTTTCTATCTGGCATAATAAAACCATCAACGCCAATATACCAATCCAAGAATTTTCTCGTCCAATGGCTTCGTTTCGGGTTAAGTGTAGCAAAGAACTTTCCCGTAAATGTCTTTGACCGTCCACGATTACGGGTCTGGACATAGCTGAACGCTTCCCAAGACATTTCGGTAATTTCGTCAATACATATAGCATCAATCTGTTTACCTTTCCATTGCTCACGCATTTTGTCAAGGTTAGTGTCATCTATATAAGTCAAATCACAATACGCACCACTCGGGAATGATATGCGAGGACTATCGGCAGTCTTTACGGAACAATAGTCACCGAATATAGCTTTGAATGTATCTACGAATGAGCCTCCCGTCTTTTGCGACTGCAAAGACCTACGTGTAATAACCGCACGGAAATCCCCATCTGTCATTAATGGTTCTGCAAGAGCGAGAACAAGAGCAAAAGATTTTCCACCGCCAAGATTCCCACCACCAAACACTACGTCCACACATGATGATGCAAACTGCATTTGGAATCCTTCTTGCGGTTTGACTACGACTTCCTTATGTACTTCTTGCTCTTTCATCAAGAGCAAAAATACCTCTTAATAACAAGGTAATATATACTTAATATGACATATATTTATCACTATGATAAATATCTTGATTTATTTATAATTATATCTTTTTATTAAAGTATTACTTTCGCATATAATCATTATAAATTCATACTGTATGAAGTTTACGAAAGAACAGCTTTCAGAAGCACTGAAAGCAAAACTCACCAACAACGGCAAGAAAAACTTGGCTATGAGTGAGAGAAGTTTCAATGAGGAAGTAGAAGACATCTACACCGATTTGGAAGAGAGTGGTAACAACGAAGAATTGGAGTTGGCAGATGCCGTAGGCAAAAAGATTAAACGCTTGGAGCGTATCGACAACAATGTACGCAACGACAATTCAAAATTCGTAAAGGAGTGGGAAAAGAATCATCCCCAAAAGAATGAAGGAAACGGTAACGGAGATGGCAATGGCGATGGTGGGAACAAGTCTGAATTGCAGAAGATGCAGGAACAGATTAATTCCTTGCTCAAACGTGAGGAAGAGAACAACAAGGCTAAAGCAGTCTCCGAAAAACGCAGCCAGCTAAAATCAGCCTTGAAAGGGAAAGACGTGAAAAATGAAGACTGGATTAACGACCAGCTTGAACTGATTCACATTGATTCTGAAACTGACGTTGACGCTCTTACAGAAAGACTGGTCAAGAGCTACAATAAGTTTAATGCTAACACTCCACCTAACATCACTCCGGGCGGCGCAGGAGGCGGTACTGAAAAAAGCGACGACTACGCCGATGTGGTTGCTATCGTGAAGAAGCAGTCACGCAGAGAATAGAAGTAATAACCATTTAAAACAAAAAAAATGTCAGATTTTTATCAGCAAATCCTATTGAACAGTGGCTACCTCCCCGGTAGAGCATTGATTCAAGCTCGCGGAAGCATTGGTGGGCACCGTTATGTTTTCGTAAAGCTACAGATGAGTGGAAAGGACGCACTTGTATTTCCTACCAGTGGTGGAATTGTTAAAAACCCATTCAAAGGTAATGCAAGAGCTTTTGCCGGAACTCTCGCAGAATATGTCCCAAGCAATGGAGAAAATGGTAGTGAAGTACGTATTTTGAAATCGTATGCGGTTGCCAAAGCCACATCAGAAGCTACAGACACGGATATTTATCTGAAAAGAGACGGATATTCTCTCATTCCGTTTGTAGGGGATATTCTTATGGTAGCGCCTACCACATTGACCGGTAAGGGAACAGCAGTTGCGGTCACAGCGGTTGAAAAGGCAACCGATGGTACAGCCGGGGATGTCTGGAAAGTAACGCTCAGTGCAACACTCGGAGCACTAACTACAAGTTCTGTGCTTGTTGAAGCAAAAGAAGTTGGAGCGTCCAAATCCCCAATGGTTACTAATCCCAATTCATACCTCCCTTGTGACTTTGACTTTGTATTTGACCCAGCTGCATCCGAAGATGATTTTGATGGAGCAAAATACCTTATCACTCCTGCATTGGCATTGGGTGATGTATTCCTATATGAAGACAGAATGCAACCGCTTTCGACTGCATTAAAAGCGCTAAACAAGAGCAAGGTTAAGGGTTGGTTTAACATTTAAAATTGACAAGACTATGCCTAAATTTGATTTTAATAACAGCAGATATGCAAGATTCTTTTCTGACAGGACCAATCAACGTTTCTTGCAATCCTTTATCAATACAGAAGGTCTGCTATACACTAATTATGGTTGGTACAAGACCCAAGGTGTAAAAGCAGGTGCTCCCACACCTACCGCACCCAATGGCATTGCCACTTTTTCTGTGAAAGGACGTGATTTGAAAGCCGCTCCTTTGATGGACTTGCGTGCACCTCTTGGTGACAGTAACCAAATGGATAAGGACGGTCTGTACTGGTACACTGCATCCATTCCTGATTTTATCGCTCCCGGTTTCGTTGAGACAGCTATGGAGCGTGAAGCAAAGGAAAAGCAATTTGAGTTGTTTGGTAATGATGCCGACTTGGTAGCCGCATGGGTTCATACCTTGCAGTCACAACTTGACAGTGCGGACGCTACCATGAACTTTATGACCGCCCAACTGATGTCAAAAGGTAATATTGACTATCGTAATATCGCACGAGGTATTCAGATTCCATTGCATAAGGCAGACATTCCCGAAGAGAACTTCACTAAGGCAGGCGCAGTAGTCTGGACCGAACCCGAGTGTAAGCTTCTCAGCCAAATGGCGGCTAAAGAAAAGTTCTACCGTGAAAAATGGGGATATGAAGGCGCATTAGTATGGCAAGTAACACGCAAAATGTTCTATGAGGTTATTTTGCAGAATTCAGAAGTCAAGGAACTTATTGAAAGTTTCAAAAAGAACCCTTTGGCCTACATTGCAAGCACTACTACCGCACCGACCACAAGAGACTTGTTCCTTGCCGCATTCCGGGACTACCCTGGTGTTTCTCCAATTGAAATTGTCGAAGAACGTGAGCGCAACCTTACCAATACTGGTGACACATTCGTTCAAGGTTGGGACGACAAGATTGCGGTTCTCCGTCCTGCCGGATATGCTTGTGAGTTTGAATACACTGACAATCTTGACAAGCAGATGTTCGACAAGTATGGTTCAAGCGTAATCACCAAGATTTTTGCCCAAGCCAATGACGGTCTCTGTACTGTAGTAAATACTACAACCAACAACGGGTTGTACAAGGAATGGCACACCGATGTTATGATGTCGGCATGTCCTGCGCTGACCACATTCCGCAATCATGTGATTGTAGATACAAGCCAGACTGACGATTAAACGTACAATACATTGCGTAGTAGTTATGGAAAAAACATTTGACCCGATAGCATACCTCAATGGACTTACGAGATTTGTCTTTGAAGATGATGCGCTTGAAAACATCGCATACGAGAACGGTTTGATTTCTATTTCAGACCGTTCCAAAATAGACGAATATACGAAAGACCATTGCCTTATCGCGCTATATGAACTTGTCATTAACGGCCCGTGGTCTGTGGCTTCATCATCGCTCCAGCATGGCAGTTTTAGACAGGACGTAGGCAGTGAAACAGTAACGGCAGCGACTATCCAAAACTTGAAAGACCGTCTGAAAGCACTATACAAGAAGTACGGTGAAGAAGAGGCGTTGGCAAGCATGGATGCTGGAGGAATGAGTTGGGTCAATGAGAACTCAATAGATGTATAGCTTATGCGCTTCAAAAGAAAAGCAATAGCCGAATATCCGTTTCATGGCACATTTTATACCGTGATAACGAAGAAGCCGGAGGACGGAGACCTTCTCGGTAACGGAGGATTGCTTGACGGTGATTTACTAGGCGGTGAAGATACGGCTGGTTCTCCCAATACGGAAACTTCGGAAGAAACCATCCTTCTTGAAACCGAATGCGATATACAGCAAGCTTCCAAGATGTTCAATGGCAGCACTATCATGGCAGACTATAACGTGTTTTTCCCATTAAAAAAAGGCAGCGTTTCACCTGTAAAAATTGGTGACATGTTTCGATGTCCGGAGGAAAGTTACGGAATAGGCATTAACGGTCGTGTCACCGGAATGGAAATTAGCCAGCTTGGCGGCGTGAAAGTCAACATCAAAATGAGTGAAGTAGGTTAAGTATGGCAAAGACCAAGCAAAGTGCAGTCACCCGTATCGTTGATTTACTCGCAAACGAGGGACAGAAGATAGTGAATAAGGAACTGTCTAAAGTTTCCTATACCTACCGAAGCCTCAATTTGAGAGATAGTTACGGTTGGGGAGTATATGTTGACGGAAAGCTTGTCAGAAAGGGATGTACCGCCAGCTCTCCCGGAATAAAGAAAAAATGGTACGGTGAGGAAATCACCGGTTACGAAGCGGTGACTGAATATTTGGAACACAAATACCAACCATATCCGGGAATCGACTTGGCAGTTGTAGCCGCCATGCCTTACGGAGAAATACTACAAAATGCGGAAGGGAACGTGAAGAAGAAATATGAAGTGATAGCTGTGGCACGTAATGAGGTCATGGCGTTGTCACGGAAGTTCAAAAACGCGAAGTTCGGCATTATCAGTCACGGTAAACAGGACAGTATATGAACGATTTGTATAAAACCGGGAGCATGATAGAGAATTTTCTATCTATGTTGCTTACGAAAGCGAAAGTTTCTTCAATTATCTCTTTTGACGATACTCCGCTGACGATAAGCAGCGACAGCATGGACATGGTCGTTGTGGATGTACTTAGCGTGAATGATTACGGGGGAGAAGCGAGATGTTCAGCGAACCTGTTCCTTTATGCAAAGTCCACGGACAGCTTGGGGTCAAAGCCGGTAAAAAAACTGTTCGATATGGAAAAAACGCTGTTCTCGGCCATTGACCAATCCAATGACAAGCATTTCGTAATAACAAGCCGTGAACTGATAGGAAAGGAAGGTAAGAACTCCGGAAACTTCTACTGCAATGTGTACAACATAGGAATAACAATAAGGTAAACATTTTATTAACAGAATAATACTTTAAAATTATGGCAGTAAATAATACTGGCGCAACAGCCAAAAAATTCATTAAGCCTTCTTACATTGTAGCAACTCTGTTCACTGGTGCTGAAGAAGACGACACGCCGTTGGGAGACAGCTATATCCTTGAAGATGTGGTTGAAGACACCACTTCAATCGCTCAAGACGATAACGATGTAAACGACATCGAATGTGAAACATCCGACAGTCCTATTCTTTCTATCGTGAAGCTCGGTAAATACCAGTTTACGGCTGAGGTTGCAGACACACAAAAAGACCTGCTAGTCGCTCTCATGGGATTTACGGCTGGGACTACTGTCTCTACCAAATACTTTGCTCCTGCTCAATACAAGAAACTGTACGCAAAGATTGACGTAGTGTTCGAGGAAGGGGAAACGATGACCGCATTTGTGGTTCCTAAAGTTCAGCTTAACTCCAGATTGATGCTTGAATCTCTAAATTCCAATATCGGGCGTATCAATCTCGCAGGAACAGCGTATGATGCAAATATCGCTGATGGAGCAAAGACTATCAGAACTCCATTTTATGTAGATTCTGCTTATACACTACCTTCAGCAGGATAACTAAATGATAGGTAAAAAGATTGTTTCACAGGGCGGTAGGCTTATATGCCGCCGCCCTTTTTATTTCAAATCATGGCAGTATATAGAGCGAAGAAAAAAGATACACAGCCAAAGAAAAATGTTGTGACATCTCGTACTCCAGTTTCTGATGAATCAATGGAACGGCTGGCAAGGATAATGAATGACAGCCCAAGCTTGGTAAATCTTCACGGCACAGAGTGGTGCATAAAAGGGCTGAAACCCGGTGTTCAATGGCTCATAGCGGAACAGGCGTGCAAGATTGTGAAGGGAGAAAAACTAAGTATGGGTGATGTGATAAAAGAGTTTTCCGTAAATCTTCCTGCGGTGGTGAACGTAATAACCCTTGCACTACTCAATGACAAGGACAGAATATTTTCTGATTACGATAAGAGAGAACTTTCCGAGGAGTACCACCAAATATATGACCTTCTTATGTGGGGGGAATACGATATGAAAGACTGGGCTTTACTGCTGGGTGAAATTCTTAACCTCATAAGCACGGATTTTTTTTTCGAGAGTACCAATGTGATTCAGACCGTGAGGGAAATGACATTGACGAGGAAGATGAAGAAAGCGGAACAAAGCTGATAATATCCCGTACCGAATGGGGACAGATGGTTGATTTTCTGCGCTCCAACACTTGGTGCTCTCGTGACGAATACATGTGGGGAATGACTATAGGACAGGTACGGTTAAGCTCATTTGATTTCTCTCACGTGGAATATTTGAATAAGGACAAGAAAAAAAAGAAAGTCAGCAAGATAGGTTCGGCTGACGATTTGAAGAACTTGAATGATTTGGGTATGCCCATAATTAATAAAAAAGGATAACGATATGGCAAATAACGAAGCAGGAGCATTCCTCAACATAACCCCCGATGTATTAAAGAAGTTGGACAGTTTCGATGAGAAGCTGGAGAAGATAGAGAAGCACGCACATACGGCTGCGGATGCGTTGAAAAACGGGTTTGGCAGTGTTGTAATAGATACAACTAAATTGGAAAATGTGATTACTTCGTTAGCCAAAAAGATAGATGCTATAAAAGGTAATCCATTTGAAGGAGCAGGAAAAGGTGCGGAAGAGACTACGAGAAAGACTATTTCTCTGAACGAAAGTCTTTCACGTGCGGCAGATTTGCTTAACAGAATAGGACACAATAAAATCGGAGAAGGTTCATTCGCCAACTTTAATATATCCGGATTGAAGCAGGGGTATTCGGATTTGAGAAAATACGTTGAGAACATGGACTTGTCAAAGCCGCAACAAAAGGCTGCAGTAGAAGCCATGCGCTACATGAAGATGGAGCTTGACGAGCAACGAAAGACGGACGAGCAACGTGCCCAATCTGCGGAAAAGGCTGCACAACGTAAGGAGGCAGCGGATAGACGTGCTGCAAAAGCTGCTGAAGATGCTAGGAAGGCACAGGAATATGCACAACGCACGACACCGCAAGGGGCTTTGGATTATTCGAGAAACACTAAATCACTACAACAGAACGTACAAGCAATCGAATATCTGAAAAAAGCCAGACTATCTTTAAATACCACCGATGCCAACTATAAAAACACGCTTGAACAGATAAACCAAGCCATCGCCAGACACAACCAAGCGTTGACAGAAGCAGGAGTTAAATCACAGCAGCTTGCCACACGCCATCGCAACCTAATGGATACGGCCGGGCAATTAAGCCGCCAGCTTGCCTTGTTGTTCTCTGTATCACAAATTGAGGGATATATCAGTAAATTGGCAAATGTGCGCGGAGAATTTGAACTGCAACAGCGTTCGTTGGAAGCCATTTTACAGAATAAAGCGCAAGCAGACCAGATATTCAACAAGACCGTCCAGCTTGCTGTAAAGTCGCCATTCCAAATTAAGGAACTGGTTACATTCACAAAACAGCTTGCAGCATACCGTATTGAATCGGATAAGTTGTATGACACAACTAAACGACTTGCTGACGTATCCGCTGGTTTAGGTGTTGATATGGGCAGACTTATTCTTGCTTATGGGCAGGTCAAAGCGGCAGCATACTTGCGTGGTACGGAGGTTCGTCAGTTTACGGAAGCAGGTATAAACTTGTATGGAGAGTTGCAACGCTATTTTGAAGAAGTCAAAGGCGAAGCATATACCACAGCCCAAATTGTGGATATGATTTCAAAACGAAAAGTAACTTTTGAGGATATTGAGAACATCTTCAAACGGTTAACTGACAGCGGAGGATTGTTCTACAATATGCAGGAAATCCAAGCCGAAACTTTACAAGGTAAAATTTCCAACTTGAAGGACAGTATCGATGTTATGCTTAACTCAATCGGTAAGGCTAACGAAGATACATTGAAAGGAACTATTGATTCGGTTAAGGTACTAATAGATAATTGGGAAATACTTGCCGAATCATTAAAAGGTGTAGTTGCCATATTGGCGCTTGTAAAACTTCAATCTATACTTACAAGCGAAAAAATGTTACTTATGGCTATTGACATGGGCGTTATGACAAAAAGCGTCCAGAAATCATTAACCTTATGGCAACTGCTTCGTATGGGACTGATTGGCGTGAATAACGCATTCAAAGCGTTAGGTAAGGCTATATTATCAAACATATACCTTGTTGCGTTGGCTGCAGTAGCTTATGCGATTAAACAAATATACGACAACTACGCAGAGTACAACAAGGCTTTAGAGGAAAATACTAAGAAATACAATGAGAATATCGCACCCATAAACTCTCTCATCGCAAAGTATAGAGAGCTAACAGAAGAAGCGAATAAGGCAAAAGCTGCACAAGACAAAAACTTTGACGCTCCTAAGAACAGAAAAGACCGTGAAAATATTGTTTCCCAATTAATTGGTAAGTTCAAGGAATATGGCATAGAAGAAAATATTGGTGACGTTTCTAAACTTACTGACAAAGAGCTTGAAAACAATCTTGATAGGCTGAACAAGAAATATCGAGATTTGCAGAATACTATACTTGGATTTGCGAATGCCTATGCGGAAGTAAACAGTCGGTCTGCTTGGAATCCTGCGAATTGGCAGGATAGGTTGGAAGGTGATTCAAAAAACTTAAAAGAAGCAGGGGACGAGATGCTCGTATATTCAAGCAGAGTTACACAAATGCTTGATATTGTAGGAGCACATTATTTCGACCTTTCTTCAAAGGTAGCAGGGTATTATAATGAAGTCAAAAAGGGCCCAGATACAAGCAAAGGTGAATCGGAGGTAGAATGGCTTCTTAGAGCATTGGATGCTTTGAAGAAAATCAATGCAGAATCACAAGTTGTTAAGAATGAGTTTTCAACTGGGAAATATTCCTTGTTTGACATAACAAGTAGTGCAAAAGATTTCTACTCTCAAAAAACAAAATTTGAAGAAGAAATAGATAGGCTGAAAATTGAGCTTGAAAACAAGTCCATCAAAGACCCCGTATTGGTTTCTATTGCATTAAACCAAATTGCCATTGACAAGGAGTGGAGCGACTTGGAGAAGAATATTGCAAGAAAAAGGCTGGAATTGCCATTAGTTACTCCAATAAATGACAATAAAAATGGAAACGATGGAACTGATACAGACCCAAAATATCAACGTGACATATTAGCCGAACGGATTTCCCTTATCAAAGAGCTAAACAAAGAATATGAAAAGTTGAACAAGGTAATGGGCAGCGATAAGGCTGCTAAGACTGTTATGGAGCGTTATGCAGATTCTCTCAAAAACGTGAATATGCCAAAGAACATCATTGGAGATGCGTTTTTGCCAAACAAGCAGAATACAGCAAAAGCATTGCAGGAAATTTCAAAGATAATCACAGATTTTAGGAAGAAGCAAGGTGCTATAAATGATTCATATCAACTGCTGGATAGCGATGATGTAGAAAATATTAAGAAACAGCTCGACAAGACCAAAAAGAACATTGAAGCCATGTTCAATAGTTTAGACTTGCATCAAAAACTGAAAGATGCAGGACTGTCCGAAGCCGAAGTGCAACAGCTGTTCCCCGGACTTGCAAAGACATTGGATGATGTCGAAAAAGAAATGAAAGCGGCATACGAAAAGAATTTCCCCAAAGGAGAGTACCTTGTTGCAGATACCGACGCAAACAAGCAATACTTAGCCGATTTGGATAAGTTGAATCAGCAACGCATAAAGGAACAGCAAGACCTTGTTATCGAACTGACTAAAGTTTATAAAACACAGCTTTCAGACCAGTTGCAACTTGACCGCTGGTATTATGAGGAGAGAGCAAAGATAGCCAAAGCTAATCTTACAGAAGAGCAGAAAACGCAATATGAAGCAAATCTTCAAAAACAATATGGAAAGAAGTCTGACGAAAACGCTTGGAAACAATTCCAGAATTCGGATATGTATATTTCGATGTTTGAAAACATTGAAAGTTCTTCTACTCGTATGCTCGAAGCAATGCGTGACAAGCTCGCAAGTTTACGTGAAAACTTGAAGAATCTTCCTGCCGACCAACTGAAAGCTATAATCAACCAGCAGGAGAAGATTGACGAAATGATTTCCCAAAAGAATCCTTTCAGCGGTCTTACTTCTGGAGTAAAAGAGTACATTCAATTCTTAAAGCAAAGGAAGGAACTTGAAGAAGAAAATATTAGAGCCAATAATGCAGTTGCATATTATACCGAACAAAAAAATATTCAATCAAATATTATTCAACAAAAACAACTGGAATACAATAAAGAGGTTGAATTAAACGGCGTTGGCTCTGCTAAGGCATTAAACTTGAAGTTGCAGCTTGAATATGAAAAGAAACAACTTGACATAATATTAAAGAAACTTGTAGCAGAAGGGAAAATAACTGAAGAAACCGCCGAACAAATCAGAAATGGTCAGATATTAGGTAAAACCCTGTCCGATAAATTCAGCGAAATTGGGAATAATCTCTCTGAATTTTCATCCGGTATCACTGACGTAGCAAGTAACCTTGAAAATGTGTTTGGCACTATGTCTGCCGGAACAGCAGATACAATTAGCAGTATAGCAGAAATAGCGAGTGGATTAGGTCAAACAGCAAGCGGAGTTGGAAGGATAATGTCGGGAGATGTTATCGGAGGAGGAATTCAAGCAATTGGAGGATTGGCAAAAACAATCGGCTCTATATTTAATATTAAAGACAAGAAGAAAGAGCGTGAAATCCAACGGCAGATAAAGAACGTGGAGAAACTTCAAAAGGCTTACGATGTTCTCAAAGAAAAGATGGACTTGGCTTGGAGTGCAGCTTCATTCTCGGACATGAACAAACAGACTCTTCAAAATGTGGATGCACAGATTGCTTCATACCAAGCTATGATTAAAGCCGAACAGGATAAGAAGAAAACAGACAAAGACCGTATTGAGGAATGGGAGGATGCTATTGAGGAACTTAAAAAGACAAGAAAAGAACTGGAACAGCAAGCCATTGAAGAAATGGGAGGTATTGGAGAAACAAACTACAAGGACGCTGCCCAAGCATTCGCCGATGCGTGGGTGGACGCTTTCAACGAATCAGAGGATGCACTACTTGCTTTGCAAGAGACGTTCGATGATTACATTACTAACCTTATCAAAAAGCAAGCAATGATGCGGCTTGTTCAAGCCCGCATGAAGTCCGTATTTGAAGCAATAGACAAATCCGTTACGGAAGGTAGTGCAGGAGGCATCAATCTTACAAAAGAAGAGCTTGCAAACATCCAGGCTCTTGGAGAGAGTGCATTGAAAGGACTAAATGAGGATTTGCTTGCACTTATGGAAACGTTAGGATATACTGGTACAAGTGCAGGACAGAAAGCTGAATTGTCAGCCCTAACCCAAAGCATACAAGGTATAACAGAAACCACAGCAGAAGAATTGGCGGCTCTTTTGAATAGCGTGCGCTTCTTCGTCTCCCAGCAAACAACCGACATTTCCGCAATCAGAACGTTGTTGGATGCCCGATACGGTCTTGAAACCGAATACTCCGATAGTAACCCCATGCTCGTTGAATTGAGGGCACAGACGGGGTATTTGGAAATCCTTTCGGACAGGATAGACCGTGTGTTTGCGCCAAGCGCAAACTCAAAAGGGGCAGGTTTGAGGGTGTTTATGCAATAAAAATGAAGCGGTAAGAGAACATCTTACCGCTTCATACGTATGATAAGTCTGTGATTATTTACTTCCGTGGTCGTATATATCACCGAATTTAGCTTCTATGAATATAGGGTATATCACACAGTCCATTATTAGACATACGAAAGGGCGGTTATCGCCACTATATCTGAAAACAGCAAGTTCCTTAATATCCTCTGTGATTATTGCAGGAAGGGATGTTGGCTTCAACTGTTTAACTGGTATCATTTCAAAACCATACTGGTGTTTCCCGGAAATGTTTATATCTTTCCACGTAAGACAGCACAATTTTTGCATTCTCGTTACAAAATCCTTGAACACGCTATTATCACATCCTTTTAAAGATGTTTTCATATCCAAATACTTAAAGCAGAAAAGAGGTTCTTTGCTTCTCGCATCAACCTCTTTTTCTTTTAAATTAGGCTTTACATCTTTGCGCTTTAACTTAAACTTGCCACTCATTTATGCTTCAATTTGTGTTTTGAAAAACGACATCATTTTATCCCGGCTTATTACAGAGTTTATTTCCGTGGTTTTCCAAGGAGATTCTTCATGTGTCATTTTCATCAAGGCTACAGCAGAAAACTGGTTGTATTCCTCATAAACATTGTTGAAAAGTTCTTCTTCATCATCTGATAAAGATATACCTTCTTTTGAAGTCGATATAGAGTTGGATTCAAACGATTTATATTCCTTATATACAGAAGGGACAACCGGTCCATATTGCCAAGCAACAATATCCTCGTCAAACAATGGTGTTCCAAAATATGCCAAATGGAAACCTTGTTGGTAATACATCATCTTCTGCAATTTCAGATTTGATATAGTATCACCATGTTCCAAATCTGTTTTGGATATAATTTTATTTGCGATGTCTAATGCTTTGTATGCCATAATATAATGAGTTATTTGTAAAAAAGCCCAAGGGGTAAGCATACCTATTATTCAAGGACAAGCTGCAAATACAGCTTTAAGGTATGCGTAGCCATGAGCGTAATTATGATGCAAATATAGAGGCTAAAATTTGTATTACAATGGATTCCTTATTTAATTTATAGATGTTTAATAGCATATTATAAAAAACGCTGCGACAATACACAACGCCCCCAAAGAAAGAAATCATCGCTACTTATACCTTCCTACCACTACTTGATTGATGCAATCGGCAGCAAAGCCTACCAAATAAGCTTGTGCCTCATCATTGTAAAAATCACCTTTAACACCAATATCAGAAAAGATAACAGAAGATACGTGAAGAGCCTCGTGCGCTATGTCCTTAATTCCCATTTTTTGCTTTATATATACAACAACACCTAACCAATCACCGTCTTTTATCGAGGCTCTAAACGTAATAGCCTTGCATGATTCCAGCATATCCTCAACCTCTTCAGATTGTTCGATATAAAAAGCGCGCTCTATATCCTTAAAAGAACCTCCTTTTACAACCCATAGCTTACGTGGATATATGGTAAGCTCAAACTGATGTATCTGAAATTTACTACTCATAGTTCCACTTTCACCTCAACCACATACTCTTTGCCAATTTCACGACCTAATTCATCGTAGGACACACGCCTAACAAATCCGACATCCGAAATCTGCACTCCGATTTCGTCCTCAAATCCATTCAGAAGCCCGGCTATCTTGTCGTTCAATTCCTGCTTCTTTTGCTTTATCTCTTCAACGTCCATGTCAATTGTCAGTTTTCAAATATATATTCTTCAATTCGTCCTTTTTCAAAGCTCCGTACTTTATTGCACGGTCTATACGCTTACGGGCATTACCATCCTTAGATTTCGCACTATTCTTGGAATTATCCTTAGATACAATTAGCTTAACCAACTCGTTCAGAGGAATAGGCTCTGCAACAGCTCTATCCCAAATGGAACTGAAAAAATCTTTTGCCGGTTTACCCATAAGCAACTTCTTTTCCGTTTCATCCCCCACTTTCTCAAAATGCAAGTAAGGTTCGGTCACAATATTGAAGTAAGGCAGCAAAGACTTTTCGTCCGGTTCACTCACCATGCGTGTTTTCAGCAATTTCAGGTATCTGCCCCCTACCCTTGTGCGCCCAATGGCAAATACCCCGTCTGCAAAATTGGAAAGTATCTTGCTTCCCGCCATGTTCGTCTTTGACAGCGGCTTCCATTCCTCAATCTTGGGCGTGTGGGCTATGACCATGATGCTGATACCCAGTTCGCGTTTCAGCCTCGTCAGCCCGTCCATAATCACCCCGGCATATTCCGCTTCTGCCGTCTGCGTAGAAAGATAGGAAAGATTGTCAAGTATCATAACCTTTGCACCTGTATCAATCAGCTTGTCTTTTATGCCGTCAATCACGTTCATGCTGAAATCCTCGCTGTCTGCTTCTTCCGACATGGTGCATCGGATAAGCGCCTTCGGGAAATCCGCATTGCAGTACCTTCTTGCAAGCTGCCTGTCCGATAACTCAAAGTCGAAGTACAAAACGGTTTGAGGATTTACCTCCACCTCCGTACATTCGCTTTCCCCATTGGCTATCTCGTAGGCTATCTGCGTGGCAAGAATAGACTTACCTATTCCGCTATCGGCAAATAGGAATACAAGCTCGTTCTCCCACCAAAAATCACCCCACAACCTATGGATAGGCGGCTTCTTCTTCCCGTCCTCAATGACAGACTGCATATCGGAAGAACTGAATAATGGTATTTGCTCAACCACATCCCCATCATCAGGAATAGACGAGACGTTATTCTCGAAGCACTCTATGTCGGATTGTATTTGTTCTTCTTCGTTCATATATTATTTTTATCCTTGAACCTTTTATGATTATACCAACTATTTCTCCACGGGTCTCCCTTCCTAAAGAAATTGCACCTTGCAAAGTAGTGTTTTACTTTTCTCTCAATATCCTTTGGAAGTTCCTTTGTATCGCGAAGGAAGTCATATATCTGCTGTTGGAACCTTGTACTACTCATTGCCTAACCCATTCGGATTTAGTTATACAATTCATAAACTCACTTATAATCATGATTGATATGCGGTTCAGAGTTATCCACATACTTCTCATGTACCACACCATTACCTTCAGTCGTGAAACTACAGTCTTTCCCATAGCGTATAACGCAACAGTGACCTTCACACATGACACGTACTTTCGATTTTCCGCTTAGGTAAATCTCCGATACAATTTCCTTTCTAACATTCACATTGCACTCGCAATCTACAAACAATGTAAGCGTGGAACGTATATCAACATCACCCTTATGGAAAACATACATTTCGGATGTGTATCCGTCCTTATTTCGTTGCCATTTACCATTTATGTAATCGGAAAAGTTCTTTATGATATACGAAGGAGACAATCCCCACCCGTTAGATATGCTGTCAGCAATCATATCCATTCCTTTTGCGTCTGTGGCAATCTCCATCAACTTCTCCTTGCTTGTGGCCGCATCCCATTTGTCTTTATATGACGTACACAATCCGAGCATCATGGCATTACGTTTAAAAGAAAGCAAATCATTCATACAATCGGAAATTTTTTTAATTCGACCTCAATAAGTTCATTAATCCTCTTCACGTCACTATCAGAACAAGGAATATCCTTATACATTCTGGCAGACCGTATAATATTACGTGCACGAATACGAGAATGCTTTTCTAACGCGCTGTACGACACCCCAAATCGGTCATGCGCAACCACAAACACGGCAGGTCTTGCCATTCTTTTTATAAGCGGTATATTTGTCCTCCCTTCGTATAAAGACAAAGGAGAGACAGGAACATATTTGTCATTGCAAAATGCTTTATTTACGCAATCGCACACAATACGCTCAACCTTTCTTATAACGCCCGATTTTAAACAATCTTTTCCTTCTGACATACTTCTCTATGATTTTCTTTTGGTCATCATTATATATTTCTCCGCATACATACATATTGCCGATTACAGCTTTCTTAAAATCAATAATCTTTTTGCCTTTCATCCCTAAACCGCAATCAACGCCCTTAGAAACAGCAGGAATAAGTACATGGGTATTCATATACCCTTCCACCGGAATCGCATTAATTTCAAATCTAAGATGCCCTTTTCTTATCCGTATGCCTCCAGTTTCCCAGTCAGGCAAGAATATACCTTTAGTAACCTCCCCGGTTTCCTTGTCCTTGAAAGAAACCCATTTCGCACCGGGATGATTTCCAATGTCGATATAGATACGATATACGTTGTCTGGACTATACCTATCTTTCCTCGGTTTCAACACTTCCATCGAATATCTCCTCCGCTTCTTCTGCTATGATAGCCTTCTGTTCAAATTCCGCATTAGCTTTCAAGTCTTCTTCGGGCGGAGTAGTGTTCATAGACTTATCCAAGTCCTTCATCTGCTGCTCCATCCACTTCATGTAGTTCTCAGCCTCTTTCTGCGCCTCATTAATATCCGTGAACACAGCCATTGGCTTTATAAGGTTCGCTTCAGTAAGTACCTTCATACCGTCCAAGAACTCCTTGTTGGTGGAAGTAGTTTCCCCGAAAATTTCATTCTCCTTGCCTTTGATTGACTTCTTGAAGTCTACCATGTTTTTCAACCAAGCATAGAGGGATGTTTCGTGAGCCACACCATCCAAACCTACTGCGTATGGAGTGGTAAATACGCGGTATCCTGTGTAGTTTTTAAAACAGGCATATCCTTTCGTAATGACAATCTCGAACGAACCGAAGTTTTCCCTCTCCAGCACATCACTTTCTTTGATGATGAACTCAAAGCCTTGTTGTTTCTTATTCTTTGCCATAGTTATTGCTGTTTATATTTACATACTTCCATATTTGAATGAAGCGAAACAATCGTTTTCATCATCAAAGAAAAAGCCCAATTCATCAAGGGTTTTCTTGTCCTTGTCAGAGACAATGCTTGGGTCAACATCAACGTAAAGTATATCGTGTTCACAAGAAGTTGGGTATTTCTTATTTCCGTACTTCAAAAATATCTGCAACGCCTTAATTAAATCTTCCATATCTTACTCCTCCGTTTTAGCCTTTTTACCCCTCTTAGGTCTGAACGCCGTCTTAGCGTCCTCAACCTCGATAATACACTCTCCCTCATCCTCAACGGTTGCAACGGTCTCATTCTCTTTCAGTTCTTCCTCTAGGGCCGGATTAAGAGCTTCCTCCGCTTCATCCACAACAGACTTCCCGAATCTCGGCTTCTCCTGGTTCATGTTCAGCTTCTGCATATCCATCGCGTACTGCAACTGGTACACCTTGAACTTCTCATCGTCCGAATCAATGATTTCATCCGCATAACCGGGATAGTGCATGGCGATGGTTCGTCTGTTTGCTTTCATAGCTATTCCCAACGCTTCCTCATCCACGTACATATACGGATGGATGGAGATAAGACCGTCAATGGGAGAAAGCCGTCCGAATGTCTTCTTGTACTGGATAAGTCCGTCTGCCCTCTGCTCCACAATAGCGTAGGCATTCATAAGGTTTTTCTTCTTGATAAGGGCGATAGCCAATATCCACGTCAGCCTCAGTTCGGGATTGAACTTCTTTGGCAAATCCTTGCACTTCGCGAAGGATAATGCTTCTGATAAAGTTTCTTCTTCCAAAAACATATCGTTATTTTGTTTGATTGTTATTCAAATATCCATTTTCCGCACACCAGCAAAGCAAATTATAGACTTCAACAAGAATATCTTCATGCCCTCCAAAACAAACCTCATAATCATGCTCATCGTTCATATCAGTATAGGAATACCCTGCATAATCTTTCCCTAGTTCAAGACATGCCTTACCTAATGGATAACGCGCATATTTACATGGAACGTATTCAGGTAACATATTGATAATATCCTGCAAAGTGAACACCCCGCAATCCTCCCGATATGAATGGTCGTAATAGGAAGAATCCGCATCGAACAATTCAAAACTGACCTCATACAAATGTGTAGATATTTCAGCCAAAGCGGTTTCCCAGTCCAATGGGCAACTATCATTGTCTGTAGCAATAAGCACCATGCTTTCCTTGCTCGTATCAACTCCAAGCTCTTTCAAATGGAGCATTTGTTCGATAGAAAGTGTCTGATTCTTCATAATTTAATTTTATTCGTTAGGAAAAGTTTCGTCATATCCGAAGGAATGTCCGTACACGTTCTTGAATGTAAACGTCACCTCCTTGTATTTCTGCCCGTAAAGGGTATCACTTTTAGGCTCTGTGGCCCCTGAAAGGTACATCAGAACCTTTCTCTTCCTCGCCGTGTCACGGTAGGCAATCTTGGAACCGGCAATGAAAGCCATAAAGTCACGGTAAGACTTATCATTCTTGGTATCATCCTCCAAGAATATCAATGTCAGCTTTATAGTTGTCTGCTTGTGTGCCGGTGTGCTGGAAACATACACCTCAGCCTTGCTTGTCTCGGCAAAATCCTCTGAGTACATATTGGTAGGCTCTCCATAAGAATTAAGTCCAGTACACTCCTTGTATCTCAGACCTGGAAAATCCGATTCCAAGTCTTTCCAAACAGCACCAGGCTCGCCGTAACGCATCATATAGAACTTGTATTCTTCCATAACTACAGTATATAACAACTGCAAACATAGCAATTTATATTGATTTATTCAAGTTTTACTTTAATATTTAAATATTATGCCTATATTTGCAAGAGGCTTTGATATAAAGTGAACAACACTTCATTTTTTAAGTTAGTATTTCAAAATGGGCATCCCGCTTGCGATAAGTAGGATGCCTTCATGTTTCAGACAAGGGCACACAGGCAATCCCGCACCATATGAGCACATCCCTACCAAGACAAGGGGAGCTTTAATTCCAACCCTCGCCAAGACCACACAGCCCACATAGCATAAAAATCAAATGTCACTATCCTAGCACAAGTAGACCTTAGGTCAGACTTCGCCCTCCTTTTACCCGCGCTACCTTGCATTGCCAGCTACCAAGCCATAGCCTATTAGACATACCCTTATATAATAAAGGAAAAATGTCTAATCCAAAATCCTAAAAAGAAAGTAATACAAAGAAAAAGTGAGCGAAGCGAACACCGCTCTCCCTTTTATTATGAATATAATGAAAGGGGTTCATACACACTGCATAGCGAGACACCAACGTAAACGCAAGCATCATCAAGATAATAAAAATATTATTTTACATAACAAATCAGACAACAATCATAAAATATCATAACATAATAAAACACAAAAATCCAGAAAAAAAATTTTAAAAAAATTGGGAGAGGACGGATGTTCACGGGCTACACTGACATAGGGGGGGGGTGTAGCTGGCTTATGTGAATGCACGGAACGGGGGGAATAATGATACACAACGGTTTGGAACGCTCGTTTGCTTCGTTGTGGATGGCTTTAACAAGTGCTATATAAGGCAAGAAAGGTAAACACGATACATTGTGAAGATGAAAATAAAAGGGCTTAATATCGCACTAATTAAGCTTTTAATCGCATGTTAAATAACATGCGATATATTTTTATTTATTTACAAATTATATGGGTAAATATTTGGTAGAACAGTAACTTTTTCTTAGTTTTGTATTGTGAAAAGGAAAGGATATCACATAGTGATAACGCTAATATATCCGATTACTTTCACAAGGATAAACGTAAAGCAAAGTATATACGTTAACATTCAGAAGCGTGATATATTGATATGATGGATATAAAAAGAGAGCCTTAACACTGCAATGTTAAGACCCTCAAAGGTAGGAAGTACGAAAGTACCCCCCCCGTATCTGGAGCAAAGGTACTTTCTTATTTCTTTTCCTGCAAATATTCCTCAAATTAATTTCGTTGGCTTATTATAATGATGCAGTATGCAACTATCATTCAGATAGTGTATATAGGCAGATATCAGGCTATTAATCACGCTATAATGTTGAATTATTAACAATTTAAACTATAGCATTATGAAGACTTTAGAAAGTATCTTTTCGGAAATTAAAAAAAACGGTGTAATCACTAAGCAGCAATTACAGCTATTGAAGAACCGCTCTAACAAGCAACAAAAAGACGTTATAAATTACGGTTGGTTGGAAAGCATCGGCGACGGTTACGGTATCCCACTGACAGAGGAACAAGGCGTTCAGGGCTTGAACTGGTTAAAGAAGTTCATCAAGAAGAACGGAGAAAGCAACGTATACGGATATAGGGAAATTGAGATCATTAATAACGCTTTGCCTGCTGATTTTGTTTTCAAAGGGTTTTATGATGCCGGGAACGGTTGGTTTAGAAACTTCCTTCCTATCTACCAGCTTAACGGCATGGAATATATTCCCATGAAAGAACCTTATATCATAGGTTAATAATAACGGGGCTAATTAGCCCCTACTACATCAAAATCATTTATTCACACTAAACAACAACAATATTATGAGAACAAATAAACTTTCTTATACAGTATCAAAAAACTACGTAGAAAACGGGTTATCTTGCAGAATTGATGTAAAAATACAATTGGCAGACGAATGTAAAAACGGCGTATGTAATTGGAGTATAACAGCAAATATATACGAAAAGAGAAGAAACGGATGTGTTGTTAATGTTGGCGGTGGTTGCTGTCACAATGATATATTGAAACATTTCCCGGAATTTAAACGGTTCGTTAACCTCCATTTGTCAGACTGTTACGGCGCACCATTGTACGCAGTTGAAAACGGGTACTACCATCTTAAGAACAGCAGCAAAGAGGCTGCTATAGATTATTTACGAATAACAGAAGAAGAATACAACGAGCTAATAAAGTCAGAAGATAAACACTACTTTAAATACCTTCTTTATACGCTTGGAATTGTTGCACGTTGGAATGATGAAGCAAAAGCAGCTATTGAGGAGTTGGAAGCGTTAACCGGTGATGAGTGGGTAAACCCATACGAGTATGACAAGGAGCGCAAACATATAGAGATGTTCACGGATGAAGAAGCCGCCGAAATGAACGAAAGAATAGAATCAGGCTACTATACACTAGAATCCATCAAGGAACGCAAGGAAACAGCAGCACGGAAAGCGTATGAGAAAAAACGCGCTGAAATCATTGCAGACTGTGAAAAGAAGGTTTCAAAACTGGAAGAAGAAAAGGCGGTTAAACTGTATATTCTTGATTCAGGGCTACCAGTTGATAACGTGATATATTACGAGCATAAAAAAGAGGTTGTTTTTAATTGGCTGGACTACAAAGAAAAAGTAAGCCAAGAGGATTTTATAACCTTCTTAAATAGCGTTGATTATTCAAAGTTGCCGGATGGTGTAACCTTTTCAATTAAATAACATGTTAGGCATTATGTTGTTGTTGTTCGGTGCCGTGTTGTTCATCAGCGGCACCGACATAGAGAGATTAAGGAATTATAAAGATGGATCAGATAAATTTTAAAGATATGAAAAAAGGGAATTTACCTGCACAGGAATACGAATTAATTAACGTGTGTATGCAAACAATAGAAAATGGCACTCCATTAACGTGTGATGATTGTGGACGTACAATATTAATATTGCAACGATAAAAGGGAAAAGTGATGGAAATACGTACAATGTAGGGCTATCATGCGTTAAGAAGCTACTAAATAAGTCTATCTACTTCGATTTAGAAACCGGGTGGGAATTTGAACGACAAGAAAATGAATGGAAGCAAGCAATGAATAATTTAAAGTGGCTTAAAAAGCATTCAGAAAAAGACTTGTACGAATTTTCCGTATACAAATACGATAACGGTAAAGAATTTTGTATTAACCTAACTTTCAAAAAAGATTTTGGAGGATATAAAAAAGGATGGTCTGGAGGATTACGGCTGCCATGGCATTGAATAAGCTTCCTTTGTTCTCAGAATTTATCAAAGCGTGAAACGTACAAGCGTTGCACCTGGTGCAAGTTCCAGGACACGCACTATTTACTAACTTAAAAAACAAAAGAATATGACATCAAAAGAAGCATTAAAGCAATTACAAGCATATTGCGCGGCAAATGATTTCGCACTCAGTCCATCAAGTTTGCCAAAACAGACATACGCTATAATATTAGCGAATGGAGATGCCAGGGAAATAACAACACGTTACCCAAATGACAAAATAAGCGGATATTATACCGCAAAAGAGTTGCTAATATGGATTGATGGGTATAATAAATAATTATTAATATTAAAATAAAAAATCATGCAAACAATTATTGTAACAGTAAACCAGCAGGGCGATAAAACAGCCCTACAAATAGATGACAAGGTAATAGCAACCATTTCAAAGGATAGTTTCAACAAGGGGCTTTATTGCGGTTCCTTCGGGGCTTTCGGTTGCTGCAATAACAATAGCTACCCCAACGCATTAGAATTTATAACGAACTGCATCGGGCGACATTTTGCAAATTTCGGTTTGAATGTGGAATTTAAATAAGATATATGATAAGCAAGTTTATAGAATTAACAGTAAGTCAAGGTAACTATAATACAAAGTATTTGGCTTTTGTAAGAAAGGAAAATATCGTTTCAGTTATACAAGACGATTTAGGCGAAAAATATCCATCTATCAAAATATCATTAGTGAACGGTGATATGTTAAACGTTTGGGGATATAATGCTAAGGAATTTATAGAATTAATAACCGAATAAATTAAGGATATATTGCCACAATTAGCATAGACGCACGTTGAGGTTTCGACCAACGTTCATGTTATAATGCCCCGGCAGTAATACGGCTGCCGGGATTGTGGGAAAAAGATATTAAAAACGAATAATTAAATAAAGGAGGAACGACTATGTTTTTTATATGCGTTATCGTGTGGCTCGTAGTGGGTTGCATGAAGGAAATGACAGGAAATAGTGGTTTTTAAGCCGAATTATCTGCCAAAGGTTCAACGCCTTGCAAGTGGTGCGAGTTCCACGGGCAGAACTATTACTAACTTTAAAATTTAATTATATGAAAGTGATTGAATACGGACGTATCAGCACGGATAAACAAACATTAGAGCAGCAGAATAGAACTGTGAAAGAGTGGTTAAGTAGAAACGGTTTGAAAGCTGATATAGTAGTGACAGAAGAAGGAATCTCTGGAGGAGTAACCTACAAAAAACGGAAATTAGGGACTGAGGTACTTTCATTGATGGAGGCAGGAGATATGCTAATAGTAGCCGAAATTTCCCGTTTGGGACGTTCTATGAGCGACTTAAACAAACTTATCAATGATGAACTAAAGCCACGTAAAATACGCCTTGTAATCGTTCAAATGGGCATTGATTTAGATTGTGGTAATATAAAGGCAATGGACGAAATGATATTGTTTGCTTTTTCTTTTGCCTCCCAAATAGAAAAAGAACTTATACAGGAACGAACTAAATCAGCCCTTGAAGTCCGTAAGCGTAAAATCGAGCAAGATGGATATTTCATTTCCAAAGCTGGAAACAAATGCACCTCTTTAGGCGGAACAACCACCGGGCAAACGAAAGGCGGTAAGGTGAACGGAGAAAAAAGAAGGAAGGAGGCGATGGAAAGTTCTACAAACCGAATCATTGCTGAATTGCTTCGTGATTGTGCAACTCCGCAAGACATCGACAAAGTAGCGGACAAGTTGAACGCTATGGGATTAAAAACGTCAAGTGGCTTAGTCTTTACTCGTAACCGCCTAACCGCCCTACGGACTAAGATTAACAGACGTACTGAATACGCTCAAAGCATGTTATAAATCACAAAAATATTAGTGCGCGTATTTGCGCACATCAAAATAAATGCTTATATTTGCAATATCAAAAAACAAGAAGTGGGGGCAACACTATAAAATCTGCAACAATGTTATGAAGACTTACGATATTTATTTCAACGACTCATCTGATTCTAATAACAAGGGATTTGCATCAACGTTAGATTATTGCATTGACTACATCAATACCTATAACGGTACTGACGAAAGTTTTTTCGCCGATTACAAAGGCGGCACAGTGTCTATCGTATGCAATGAGACAGGTGAGACAATTTATGAAGTTTACGTAAAATAATCGATTGCAAATCCTTAACGCTGCGCTATCGGCATGACGGGCGATGAATATGGACAGACTTGTGAACCTTACACTTCCCGAATTTGCATTTGTGGAGGGCTCTGAACACGAAAAGAATAATATACTGTCTGGTCGGATAGTGATACTTCATATACGTTCTGCAAGTGTGGTAGAGATACTTGATAGAGATGACGCCTTTATCACCGAGGGCACTTTGATATACAATTTCGCTTTTGTTAACAGCTTTGGCGTTAAAGAGCCAATGGTTGCCACATTACACTATAGTGCCACACTTGATAAGGATGCAGACCGTGAAATGATTATCAAGGAAATTATGAAACCTGCCGCACAGTGGTACTGTGAATATGCCAAGTGGGAGGATGAGAATATAAGAAAGGAAGGGTGAAAATGAATGAGCGTGAACGGATAGGCGCATTACTCGCCCAAAAAAGAAATGAAGCCGGGTTGTCGGTCCGTGCGCTGGCTGAAATTGCCGGAGTCAGCTATCAGAACGTCACCAAGATTGAGAATGGCAAGTATAATGTCAGCATTGACATCTTGTCTAAGATAACAGAGGCTCTTAATTGTAAACTGACTATTATAGATAAGTGAATATTACTAGAATTTTATTTTGTTTATCATCAACTTGTAATGGAATCAAACTCGATAAGATTAGGCAACTATATAAGGCTGTCTGAGGATTTTAAGTTTGTAAATACAAAGGCTCCTGCCGGAACAGTATGCAAGGTGGAAGCCATAAAGCGCAATTCCTTTTATTTGGAATGCAAGGCCGGCGACGGCGTTTGCTACAGTGAAGTTCCGGTTACTATGGTAGAGCCTATTCCACTGACAGAGGAATTACTCCTAAAAAGCGGATTTACAAAGGAATACAATGGATTCTCTTGCGGTATTGAATTATCATACGGACGTTACCTATATGACGATGGGGCAAATGGCAATAAACTATTTGTATCTATAAACTGTGCCGAATATCCTTTATCCCATATTCCCATTGAATATCTGCACCAGCTGCAGAATGTGTATTTCGATTTGGTGGGCAGCGAATTGGAGATAAAGATGTAAGCCCTTGAACTTATATCCTATTCATGTGGCAATTGATTGTTTTTATCGGGGAATTGATTAAATTTGCAGTCCCCGAAACAATAGAAGCAACATGAATCCTCTATGAAGGAGTGTAACCCGTAGTCAGTCGGGTTCCGGTATCTATGCCGGTGGGGACACTTCTTTATAGGGGATTCGCCATTTTTCCCAAAAATCTTTAGTTTAGGAAGCGTTCACATATGGGAATACAAGATAAGTACATATTCCATAATTTGTCTATAAAACGACTCAAAAACATGCAATAAATGCTGATTTTGCAATGTAAAAATTGCATTTTTGGCTAATTATTGATAAAAAAATACTGTTTTTCTTCTTTTTTTTTTGTGGAAATATGAAGAAAATATATATTTGCAGCAAATGATTACGCCTTTGGCTTACGCTTGTCCCCCTCTTGATAATGGACATGCCCAACCAAAGGCCTTTTTTATTTTATATATTATGAAAAATCGTCCTAACACTTCGTATACAGAAACTCCCATTAGAGTAGCTATTTTAATAGATGGTGGTTATTTTATAAAACGTTATAACGCTATGTATAATAAATCTGGTAATAAAACTGCATCAACGATAGCTAACGATTTATATACTATATCTCACTCTCATGTAGGCAAGAACAACTATCTTTATCGCATTTTTTATTACGACTGCGTTCCTTTTAGTAAAAAAGTACACAATCCTATATCTAATAAATGTATTGATTTCTCAAAAACAGAAGAAGCACTATACAGGAATGAGTTAATAAATGAGTTAAAAAAGAAAAGAAAATTAGCATTGAGATTAGGACACATTAAAGAAAGCAAACGCTGGATGTTTTATGATAATGCTATGAAGAAACTTCTGAAAAAAGAGATATCTTTAGATGATATACAGGACACGGATGTATATTATGAACTAAGGCAAAAGGGGATAGACATGAAGATAGGTGTAGACATCGCATCTTTAGCTTTAAAAGGATTTGTTGATAAAATAGTGCTTATATCTGGAGATTCGGATTTCGTCCCTGCAGCTAAATTGGCAAGAAGAGAAGGTATAGATTTTGTCCTTGACCCCATGCATTGTGAACATATAGAAAACGACTTATATGAACACATTGATGGTTTAAAAAGTATACCTTTATATCATCAAAAAGATTCTAAGAAAAATAATGGCACAGGAAAGTAAATACTCATACGACGAGGAAAGCGTGAAAGCTATCGTCCATTGGGCACAAACAGCCCAATTGCCCAAGGAAGTGACATTAAGCGAATCGGAACACATCATCGATACTTCCATGTACGTCCACGCCAACATCTGCGACATCAACCAGCACTATCCGGACCCGTTCTACAATCCGGCGATTGACAGGCTGTACAGATTGAAGGAATTCATGGAACAGCAATAAGTTTATATAACCCAGTGGGTTGTTTCGCTTGTTTTGGGTTGAATTTAACCCACAGGGTTATTGGGGCTGGCTATTCCTTCATTTTCCTTTCCAACAAATCAAATCCCTTTTCTACCTCAGAATTAAGCACCTTCGCATAAATTTGTGTAGTACGAATATTTGTATGACCGAGCATCTTTGATACAATTTCGATAGAGACTCCATTGTTTAAGGCAAAAACGGCAAAAGTATGGCGGCCCATATGAGTGGTTATATTCTTGTCAATTCCTGCATACTGGGCAACGACTTTAAGCATGATGTTGTATTGCTGGTTAGATATTACAGGCAGCTTATAGTCGTACTTCTTCAATATCTCGATTGCAGGGGTAAGAAGAACTATCTTATAATCCTCATTTGTTTTCTTCCGCCTATCCGCTACGATGTATTTCCCGTTCTTTTCTTCAACATCCTTTCCAAAGTCAAACTTCTCAAAATCAGCATACGCAAGTCCGGTGTAGCATTGGAAGAGAAATAAATCACGCACCCGGTCTATTGACGGCATATTAATTTTACAAGTACGAATCATTTTCAGTTCTTCTTCTGTGAGATACTTCCGTTTCTCGAATTTTCCACGCTCAAAATGCAAACCAATATAAGGGTCTGCATCCAACAACCCGAACTTCATAGCCTCATGCAAATAACGCTTCAATCGTTTATGATAGTTATAGATTGTAGGCTGGGAAATCCCCTGCTGATGCAAAAACTCATCGTAAAGCGTTATGTTCGCTTTTGTCAGGTCATCCATGTAATTTATCTTCCCAAACTTTTCAAGTGATTGCAGCAAAGTTCTATGCTGCTTCCGGGTGCTTTCCTCAAGGTCTGCTCTGTCCTCTATCCTTGTGCGAACAAAATCAATAAATGAATCCGAATGGTTGGATTTCTCCAAGAACGCATTAAGCTTTTCAAAGTCGAATTGCTGGTCATTTCTGAACAAATCAAGAATAAAATCATTCAATTTACTCATCATACCGTCAAGCATCGCATTTAACTGGATTGAGTGTACGGAATTAACCACCTTCTTCTTTTCATTCCATTGGTCAGCATACAGTTTCACCGATGTCCCAATCCATTTCCGCTTACCTTCTGATGTCACTTCAATCTGAACAAGCCCTTTTTTGTTTTTTGTGGCGACATGCTTTCTGTCAAACACAAACCTCATTGTTGGATACTTCATACTTTTTGTTTTTTAATGTGAATCACTGGTTGTAATCGAACAGAATCACGAACTTTTCATGCATACAGTTAAATAATGCACATATTTGTTTAATAAACATAAATACAATATTTACACCATCCGGTATCATGTTTTCGGTATCATTTGATACCTTCGATACTTTATCGGTATCAAAAATAATACATTTCGTGCACGATTGTGCATGATTGTGCACTAATAAACGTTAATATTACTAACGCATAAATGCTTGTATTTCAGCAAATTGCCACATAAATAGCTGATATACAACAAAAAAAGGCAGCTACCGAAGTAACCGCCTTTCGTGATTCCGTTGCGATTCGAACGCAAGACCCACGCCTTAGAAGGGCGTTGCTCTA